CAACATCACTCGATGCCTGGCACTTATCACAGGACTTTGCGAGTCTACCGTCCCTTAATTCAAGCTTTATTGAAGATGATCCACCGATTGACCGCGTTATCGCTGTCCCTAGTGAGCCGCACTTTATCTTTGATAGTTACATTAATCTCCGTTGTGCTAGGCCTATACCTACTTACGGCGTTCCTGGTCTTATTGACCACTTCTAAGTAAGGATAGATATATGGGTTGGCTATCAGACAATTCCGGCGGACTTCTTTCTTTAATAGGGGGGAATATAAACAATAAGGCAAACGCAAAACAAGCCAAACTAAACAGACAATGGCAAGAGCGTATGTCCAATTCCGCACATCAACGACAAGTAAAAGACCTGCGTGCGGCAGGTCTAAATCCAATATTATCAGCAGGAGGAAGTGGGGCATCATCACCAGGAGGAGCGCAAGCAACAATGCAAGATATCATCACCCCTTCAATATCAACAGCAATGCAATATAAAAGACTTCAAGCTGATATAAAAAATATAGATGCAAATACAAATTTCACAAATGCAAAAACAGGTGTAATCAAACCTGCTAGTAACTTCGGAAACGATGTCTCAGACGTATGGGATGGAACAAAAAGCTTTATATCAAACGAAAGCAATGGAGTAACTAATCTAATAGGAGAAGCAATTAACAGTACTGCTAAATCATTTAGTTCAAAAAAACGACAAGCAGTAAATGCAGTCGAAAAATATATAAACGAAAAATCATCCCAATTCAAAAAAAGCTACAGGCTATAAATCACGAGATAAAAAAGTTCAAACCTTAGAGGATGGAAAGCCACGTTATAAAAGGCTTTCAAATGGAAAATGGTATGACAGACTCAAGAAAAAAGAAGTAACAATCAGGACTGTAAAATAACACTTATGCGCATAATATATATTCCGTTAAATATCAACAACTTACGCGCTCTATAGTATAACGACACAAATTGGAGAATGCAAAATGGCTACAAAAACACTAATAAGAAACCGCTTCCAAACAAAGCGATTACAAACAACAACCCCTTATAAAGAAGGGGAAGAACCCCTGGTAAAACAATCCATGAAAGCCGAATGCGATATTAACAATATCCTGGCTAAATTCCAGAAAACCGGATCTCTAACCCACGCCAAAGACTATGGAGGACAATATGGCGAAGTCGAGTCCGTAACATTCCACGATGCTATGAATATCGTAAAAGATACTCAAAATATGTTTGATGCACTTCCATCAACACTCAGAAACAAATTTAATCATTCACCTGGACAATTCTTAGACTTTGTCCAAAATCCAGAAAATCTCCCAGAAATGCACGAGATGGGATTAACTTCTTCTTCTTATCAACCTGTCGCAGACCTGCCACTTGTGGCAGATAAAGAGCCAAGCGATAAAGAGCCTGTAGGCAATGGAGACACTGTCTAAATGCCGAAAAAAGGCGACCCGCATATACACACACTTGATGTGTATATGCTAACTGACACCAGAAAACGGTGTCAATGTATGAGTAAGACACTTACGAGAACTAAAAAATGATTATGTATAGAGTAGATTACGATTCAAATCATGTACAAAAAATACTATCAAGATACTTCCATCAAAAGGAGGATGCGAAGCAATATATGAAACATAAAAGTTTCAACAAAGAAAACCCTCGATTAACAACTATAGACACTGAAGCCGAGCTGTTGCTGATGATAAGTCAGCATATAATTGAATGGAAGCCTTCAACAATTTCAAAAACGGAGTAGAAATCCGATGCTAGAACTAACAATAAAATTATTAACTTTAATACTAGATGTCTTAACTGCGGGAAATACCTACTGGTACCGCAAACACGAAAATCTTAAAAAAGACTTAGGAGACCGTCGAAAATGAGCAAAAAGCGATTCTTTAAAAAAGCCTTCAAAATACTGCTAATGGCAAAATTATTAAAAGCAGAACCCGAAGAACTTATGTACCAACTAACAGAACTACTGGAGAGATATCATGAAAAAACGATACAAACTTAAAAGAGGCAAAAGCAAAAAGCTATTTAGCAAAACAGCCAGAAAGACCCACAAATTTAACGTTAGTGGTCGCCCTATGAGAGGCGGCATCAGGCTATGATATGGCTTGCTACCGTCCAATATCTGGCTTCATGTCATTTAACGGCAACAAAAATAAATTCATACCCACTAGAATCATTCCACCAGGGGAAGTAAAAATGCAAGTTCCCTGTGGTAGGTGTGTAGGATGTCGTATAGATCACTCAAGAGAGTGGGCAGTCAGATGCGTCCACGAATCTTCCCTATATGAAAATAACAGCTTTATTACCTTAACCTACGCCCCCGAACATCTACCCAAAGATGGTTCACTCAACAAAAAACACTTTCAAGACTTTATGAAAAGACTGCGTAAAAAATACGAACCTAAAAAAATTAGATTCTATCACTGTGGAGAATACGGAGAACAACTATCCAGACCTCACTATCACGCTTGTCTATTCAACCATGACTTTGAAGATAAACTATTCTTCAAGAACAACAATGGAAACAAACTATATATATCAGAAGATCTAACCGAACTATGGCCTTTTGGTTATTCACTTATAGGAGAAGTCACTTTCGAAAGCGCTGCTTACGTTGCCAGATATATCATGAAAAAAATAACAGGAGACAGAGCAAAAGAACATTATGAAACCTTTAACCAAGAAACAGGAGAAACCTTCAACATTCAACCGGAATACACCACGATGTCACGCAGACCAGGACTCGCTAAAGACTGGTACGACAAATTTAAATCAGATGTGTTTCCGCACGATAGGGTCGTTCTACAAGGTAAGGAAATAAAACCACCTCGTTATTACCGCAAACAATACGAGATAACAGACCCAGATGAACACGAAAGACTCAAGAAAAAACGTATGTTAGAAGCCGAAAAGAGGGCAGGGGACAACACCCCTAAACGACTTGCCGTAAAGGAAAAAGTCACAAAAGCCCGATTATCACAACTTAAAAGACCAATAGAAGGAATATAAAATGATTGTAAATCTATATGCTGTACACGATGCAAAAGCCGGAGCTTATCTACCACCATTTCCACTACAAACAGATGGCTTAGCCGTACGCTCATTTCAAGAGGCAGTACTCAACCCTCAAACACAAATCAGCAAATACCCTCTGGATTATTCACTATTCAGAATAGCAACATATGACGATGAAACATCTATCATTCGTTCAGAACTACCACCAGAATTAGTAATTAACGCAAGCCAGGCATTAAAACTGGCAGAAAAACAACATCAAGAACAAAACTTACAAGACGAAATACTACCAATAGGAGAAGATAATGAAATCAGTAATGAGTCATAGCTTCAGGCAAGTACCGCAAGCTAAAACAGAACGCTCAACATTCGACCGTTCACATGGATACAAAACAACATTCGATGCAGGTTACCTGGTACCGTTCTTTGTAGACGACGCATTACCTGGCGATACATTTAATTTAAAAGCAAACGGATTCGCAAGATTAGCAACTCCAATCTATCCAATTATGGATAATATGTTTATGGATACGTTCTTCTTTGCAGTACCAAAAAGACTTGTATGGGATAACTTCAAAAAGTTTATGGGAGAGCAAACGGATCCAGGAGATTCAATTGATTATATTGTCCCTGATCGGACAGCGACCACTGGCAATGCGGGAACAATTGCAGATTATATGGGCTTGCCAATAGGTTCTAATTTAGAATTCAGTGCGTTACCTTTAAGAGCATATCATTTAATTTGGGATGAATGGTTTAGAGACCAAAATTTACAAGACTCAAAAGATGTAGTTAAAGATGATACTTCCGGCATTATAAACAATGGTAATTGGTGGGTTCTTAATAAAAGAGGAAAGCGTCACGATTATTTTACCTCCGCTTTGCCCTGGCCTCAAAAGGGCGATTCAATTGACTTACCCCTAGGAACATCAGCAGATGTACATCATGTAGGAACTGCCGGCGATTACGTATCAGTTTATTCAGATACAGATAGTCAACTAAGAGGATTCATTCCAGATGGAATAACAGACTTAGCAGAACTATCAACAACAACACCGAGCGCAAGCACGCAATTATATGCTGACTTATCATCAGCAACAGCCGCAACAATTAACCAACTACGCCAGGCATTCCAAGTACAGAAACTACTCGAGAGAGATGCAAGAGGCGGAACGCGTTATATAGAGATTATTCGCTCACACTTCGGAGTAACCTCACCAGACGCTAGAATTCAACGCCCCGAGTATTTAGGAGGAGGCTCAACACCCGTTAACGTCACCCCCATACCTCAACAATCAGAAACAAACACAACTCCCCAGGGAAACCTTTCAGCAATGGGAACAGTATCCTTTCAAAACCATGGATTTACCAAATCCTTTACAGAACACTCAATCATTATTGGCTTAGTCAATGTCAGAGCAGATTTGACATATCAACAAGGCATCAATAGAATGTGGTCTAGGTCAACACGATACGATTACTTCTGGCCTTCACTTGCTCATATTGGAGAGCAAACAATCCTTAACAAGGAGATCTACGCAGATGGTTCATCAAATGATGACGATGTATTTGGTTACCAGGAGAGATATGCAGAATATCGTTATAAACCTTCTCAAATTA